AAGAAGGTATCATGAGTCAGGCACCAGGCACCAAGAAACCTATTGATGAACTTGAAAATTATACCAAGAGTAAAGACGAGATTATTCAAGACCTTATAGATAGAAAATTTGGTAAAGGTTATTTTGATACTGTTGATAATGTAGAAGAAGTAAGCTTTGCACCAGGTATGGATAAAAAAGGTAATGTGATAAAAGAATCACCAAGTCAAAGACAAGCTGATTTAGACAGACCATTTGTAACTGAGGAAGAGATGTCAGCATTTACATTAGAAGACAATGCTAGAAAATTAAATAAAGCTAAACCATTTATTGATAAACTAGGTGCTAAGACTGACAAACAAAAATTGTTTGTTGCAGACTTGATTGAAGACGTAGGCACAGGTGTATTTGAAAATGTAGATATGAAAGCTGTTATTAGATCTAACATGTTTGATGATTTAATAGAGCAAGGTATCGATGAAGATGTATTAATGGATGTTATGTACTCAGGAACAAAGTCTGATGACTTTGGAATTACTATGGCAAAAATAAAATCAAACGCTCAGGACAAAGGTATTGATATAAATGACACTGTAGATTTTTATGAAAGATCTTTTGAGGAAGTAGTACCTCGAACTAAAAAAGCTATGGGTGGACGTATAGGTTTTGCTGATGGAGATGAGGATCCTAAGAAAAAATCATTACTTAAAAAAGTACCAAAGGTTGGCAAAACAATATCTGGATTAGAATCTTTAAAAGGTGCTATTGGTAAAATTATGAATAGATTTGGTGAAGATGCAATTACAACTGCAGACAAAGTTGATCAGCCAGAAAAAACAGTTCAACAACAAATCATGGAATTTGAAGCTAGAAATAAACCAGATGCAATTACTATAGAGTCTAGAGAGATTTTAGATGTACCACCTGTACCAGAAGGTTTTAAATTAAGTAAAGAAAAATTAATGGCTAAGTTTCCAGAATTAGATGAAGACTTTGCCGATCAATTAATGGATATGGATAAAGACACTGCAGGTAGAATTATTAAAATGCTAGAGAACAGAAGATTAAATCCAGAAGCTTATGATAAATTACTTGATGAGTATGGTGACACTTTAGAATTCCAAGGTAAGTTTGACGAAGTAATAAGAAGAAGTAAAAACGCATCAGGAGGCTTGCCTCACATATTGGGAGTTTAACTTGAAACTCAACGACTACAGACAAATGATGGCGTACATGAGACGCCCTGGTTTTTTTAATGGAACTCCTCCACCAAAACCTGAACAGAAAACACCTTTCATTGATAAGCTAAAAAATTTAAAAGAAGTTGCTCCAGCTTTAATGCCTAGAAGTAAAGTTGATATTTTAAAAATGTATATGGATGAAGCTCTCAAAGATGGAGAGATCACACAGGAACAACACACAGAAATGTTAATGCCTTACTTTGGTGAGTTAGGTGAAAAGGTTACAGAACAGATTGCAGTATCTGATAGAGATAACTTTGCAATTGGTGGTGGTGTAATAGAGGGAGAGGATTTAGGAACTAGAGAAGGATTTAATAAACCTAAAGGCGGATACATGGGATATGTTTCTCCTGAAAGATTAGAATTAGAAAAAAAAATACCTGAAATAAGAAAATTATTTTTAGAAGGAAACTCTATTTTAGATATCACTAAAAAATTAAATGTTGACGGAAAAAGACTTGAAACTATTTTAAACGAACTAAAAGGAAACACTCCTTTAAAAAAAGATGGTAAAATAATTGATCGAGGTTATGCCATACCTGAAGATACAGAACGTGGGAAATTATACAAAGACAATAGAATTTCAAAAGAAGATTTAGAGTTAAGAGGAAGAGGAGGTAAATCTGGACGTACTGTTTCAATAGCTAAAGAAACAATAGAGGCAGCACGTGACGCTTCTAAAACATTAACTATGCCAGAACTGATAGAAAAATTCAAAGTTAGTGAAAGAACTTTAAGAGATTATGGAATTACAGGAGCTAAAGCTAGAGATAAATTTAAAGAAAAATATATAAAACCAGAAGTTACAAAATATGGTAATAAAGTTTTAAAAGTTTTAGAAAAAAATCCATCTTTGATAGGAAATCAAAATGAGTTATTTAAACAAGCTAAAGTTCCTGCTGGAATGGATTCAGGTGTTGCGTCAGCTTTAAAAAATAACCCTACATTAAGTAGTGGTAAAAAACGTTTTGATATTCCTAAAAGTATTTCTAAATTAGTTCCTAAAATATACGGAGTTGTAGAAACTGTTGATGATCTTTTTTTTAAAGCAGGTGCCTCTTCAGAAGATGTAGATTCTATTTTGACTAAACCAGCCTCATCTTTAAAAGAACCTTTTAGATCTGGCGTATTAAAAAAAGCTACTGTTTTTGAACATACTTTTCCAAAATCATTAATACCTTTTATTAAAGGTAAAAAATTGCAAAATGAATTATTAATGACTGGAGAAAGAACTTCTCCTTTCTTAAATGATTTTAAAACTAGATTTGATTTAGCTCAAAAAAGAGCTGTTGAAAAATATTTAAAAGATGGAAATTTAAAAGAATATAATAAGTCAATTAAAGATATTAGAGATACAGTTAGAAAACTTACAGGTGGTTATGAAATAGGTTATATAAAGTTTGACAAAAATGGAAATTCTATTCCAATTGTAAATTCAAAAATTGCATCTGAAGGTCTAAATGAATTTGGAAAAGGAACATCTCAAAAAGTAACTGCATTTAAAAATGCAAAATACACTGCTAATCTTTTAAAAAATTTTAAAAAAGATCCTGAAAATATAAATTTTTCTACTTTAAGAAGACAAGTAGATGTTGAAGATATATCAGAAGATGTAATTAAAAAAAGCCAAGAAGCAGCTAAAGCTTATGAAAAAGCAAAACCTTTCTTGGGTTTAAAAGATAAATTTATTAATTTTGCAAAAAAAAATTTAAATAACCCTTTAGTACAAACTTTATTTAAAGCTCCCGCAGGGAAAGCAGCTCTTGTGACAGGTGCAATTTTACTGCCTTCTAAATTAGCAGCCCAAGAACCAGAAAATATACCTCCAGGAATGTTGCCAGAAGGATCTCCCGGACAAATAAATCCTGAACCTGAAGAAGTATTTGATCCAGAAAGAGCTGAACCAGGTTTAGCTTTAACTGCAGCAGCTGCTCCATTAGCAACTCAAAAAGGAAGAAACTTATACGGAAAATTTGCTAAACAAATTGCAAGGGGTCTAGGCAATACTGTAAGAGCAGTGGGATCACCTTTAACTGGTTTAACATTAGCAGCAAGTGAGTTTGCTGATATTAATCCAATTAGGTTAGCAAAAGAAGATGAAGAAGGTATTTTTAAATATGACGAAAAATTTGGAAGTTTAAAAGAAGACCCTAGTATGGGTCAAGCTGGTGCAGAATTACTTTTACCTGAACAAATAAAAAGAGTTGCAGGTCAACTACCAAAAGGAATTATGAGTAATGTTTTTGGTTTACAAGGTTTATCAAAATTTGGAAAACTTGGAGCTTTAGCTGCAAGAGCACCTAGTGTTATGACTCCTGTTGGTTTAACTTTACTTGGAGCTGAAGGAATTAAAAAACTTTACGATGAAGAGCAAAAGAAAAATCGTATGATTGAAGCCATGGACCCTGAAGAAAGATTACAGTTCCTAGAAGAAGAAAAAGCTACAGAAGAATTTATGTCAAGACAATCTGCTGCTTACGGTGGTAGAATGGGTTTTGCAGATGGACCAGAAGATCCTAAGAAAAGAAAGTTTATGAAGATCATGGGTGGACTTGCATCCATACCTTTACTTGGAAGATTTATTGACATTGGAACAACTGCACCAAAAGTAGCTGAAGTGCTTAGAAAAGGTGCTGATGGTATGCCTGATTTTATATATGACCTTATTGCTAAGGTTAAAGCAAAAGCTGAAGCAACAGGAACTAAATATTTTACTGGTAACAGAGCAGATGAATTTGCTGATGTCTATCAAGCAGATAATTATGTAGTTACAGAAAAAGGTAATAAAATAACAATTAGAGAAGTAGATCAAGATGGAGATATGCTTTACAAAGAAAATCAAATGGAAATAGATTTAGATCCTGAAACAGGAGGCGTGACTTATAATGAAGCAAGCGCAAAACCTGATATGGAAGGTAAGCTTAAAGATGTAGAAGAATACATTGAAACAGATGATTTAGAAAATATGAGAAAATATACATACGATGAATAAATACCCTAAGACCTGGCTCCTGCCGCCTGAATCCGGACCCACGCCTCAGGGGTTGAATATTAACTATAATACTGTTAGAACAGTGAAACTGGAGAAAATAAAAAATGGCAGACAAAATAGACAAGTCTCTGACTCAAAGTCCAAGAGGCTCAATAGAACTTCCTAGTGAGGAAGATATACAAGAAACAGTAGTTGAAGCTCAAGAAGAAGTTAGTGAAGCTCCAGGTCCTGTCGAAGTTAATGAACAAGAAGATGGATCAGTTGAAATAGATTTTGATCCAAACGCTGCATCACCAGAAGGTGGTGATGAGCATTATGCAAACTTAGCAGAATTTTTACCAGACGAAGTTTTAGATGAGATGGGTGCAGACCTTTCTCAAAAATATCAAGATTACCAAATGGGTAGAAAAGAATGGGAACGTTCTTACACTCAAGGTTTAGATCTTTTAGGTTTTAAATATGATATGAGAACAGAACCTTTTCAAGGAGCTAGTGGTGCAACTCACCCAGTTCTTGCAGAAGCGGTTACTCAGTTTCAAGCGTTAGCTTATAAAGAATTATTACCAGCAGATGGACCAGTTAGAACTCAAGTGATTGGTGCACCTAACGAAGAAAAAACAAAACAAGCAAATCGTGTTAAAGATTTTATGAACTATGAGCTCATGGAAAAAATGAAAGACTATGAGCCAGACTTTGATCAAATGCTATTCTATCTTCCATTAGCAGGGTCAGCTTTTAAGAAAACTTATTATGATGAGTTATCTAAAAAAGCAGTATCAAAGTTCGTACCGGCAGATGATTTGATTGTACCCTACACGGCTACCTCATTAGACGATGCAGAGGCAATCATCCATCGGGTAAAAGTTTCTAAGAACGAATTAAGAAAACAACAAGTTGCGGGTTTCTATTTAGATATTGACTTAGGATCTCCAAGACAAGTTGAAGATGACGTTGAGAAAAAAGAGAGAGAATTAGAAGGTCAAAGAAAAACACAAGACGATGATGTCTACACTCTTTTAGAATGTCATGTTAATTTAGATATAGAAGGTTTTGAAGACGCTGACGAAACAGGTGAACCTTCAGGAATTAAAATTCCATACATAGTAACAGTTGATGAAGCAACAAGAAATGTTTTAGCTATTAGACGTAACTATGAAATTGGTGATCCAGAAAAAACTAAAATACCATACTTTACTCACTTTAAGTTTCTTCCAGGACTAGGCTTTTATGGCTTTGGTTTAATCCATATGATTGGCGGATTGAGCAGAACTGCAACTGCAGCACTCCGTCAGTTATTGGATGCAGGAACTTTATCTAACTTACCAGCTGGATTTAAAATGCGTGGTATTAGAATTAGAGATGATGCACAATCAATTCAACCAGGTGAATTTAGAGATGTAGATGCACCAGGTGGAAATTTAAAAGATTCATTTATGATGTTACCATTTAAAGAACCATCAGCTACACTACTAAACCTTATGGGTATTGTAGTAAACGCTGGTCAAAGATTTGCATCAATTGCTGATCTACAAGTTGGTGATGGTAATCAACAAGCTGCGGTTGGAACTACAGTTGCGTTATTAGAACGTGGAAGTAGAACGATGTCAGCTATTCACAAAAGAATTTACTCTTCGTTAAAAAATGAATTCAAATTATTAGCAAGAGTATTCAAGTTATATCTACCACCGGAATATCCGTACGACGTAGTTGGGGGTCAAAGGTTTGTTAAACAAACTGATTTTGATGATCGGGTAGATATTTTGCCAGTTGCTGATCCCAACATCTTTTCACAGACTCAGCGTATTTCCCTCGCACAAACAGAGTTGCAGCTGGCAACCTCTAATCCGCAAATGCACAACATGTATGCAGCGTATAGAAATATGTATGAAGCATTAGGTGTAAAAAATATTGATCAGGTTTTAGTTAAACCTCAACCACCTGCTCCAATGGACCCTGCTTTAGAAAACATTATGGCTTTATCCGGTAAACCATTCAATGCATTTCCAGGACAAGACCACAGAGCGCATATGACTTCGCATTTAAATTTTATGGCAACTAACATGGCACAAAATAATCCAATGATTATGGCTGCTATGGAAAAAAATATTATGGAGCACATAAGTTTGATGGCACAAGAACAGATTGAAATAGAGTTTGCAGATGAGATTCCGCAAATGCAACAGATGGCAGCGATGGCTCAGGCCAATCCACAAGTTGCAGAACAACTTAGACAAATAACTTTGCGTATTGAAGCTAGAAAAGCTGTGTTGATTGCTGAAATGATGGAAGAATTCTTAAAAGAAGAAAGAGAAATTACATCTGGTATTGGTAATGACCCAATTGCTAAGTTAAGAGCAAGAGAATTAGATCTTAGAGCAGCTGATAATGAACGTAAAAAGGTTGAAGGTCAGGAAAGAATCAATCTTGATCGTATGAGAGCTATGATGAACCAACAAAACTCGGAAAATAAGTTGGAACAGAACGAAGAATTAGCAAAACTAAGAGCTGATACATCAATTGAAAAAACAATTTTGAGCAAGTCTATTCCAAATGTAGATAAAATGATGCCAAGTGTTGAAATTGAAAAATATGAAGGAGAAAATAGATGAAGAAAAAAATGACTAAGAAGAAAAAATCGTTTCCTGATGTTTCTGGAGATGGAAAAGTTACAAAAAAAGACATCTTAATGGCTAGAGGTGTAATTCCTAAAACAAAAAAGAAGAAAAATGGCAAAAGATAAAAAATTTATTCAAAAAGCAATAAAAAAACCAGGATCTTTAAGAAAATCTTTAGGAGTTAAAAAAGGTAAGACAATTCCTAAGTCAAAATTAAAAGCAGCAGCTAAAAAACCAGGAAAACTTGGACAAAGAGCTAGATTTGCTATAACATTAGGTAAGTTACGTAAAAAATAAGGAGAAAATATGGATAAAAAAGATAAATCTTTTTCACAGTCTGAAATAGGCATTCCTTCTCAAAATATTGAGTTGGATCCAAGATCTATAACTACTGCAAATGGTATGCCAAGAAACTACATACCAACAGGAGATAAAACTGAGGTCAGAGGAACTAAGAGAATGCTAAAAGACAAAAAGAAAACAGCTACTTGGTACTAACATGTGGTTATCGGCAATCAAATTAGCCGTTTCTGCTGGAAGTAAAATTTATGCTAACAAGCAGAAGGCAAAAATTGCAATGTCTGATGCACAGCTATTGCATGCTGAAAGACAAGCTCGTGGTGAGGAAGCTTACCAAGGAAAACTGCTAGAAGCAAGACAATCGGATTATAAAGACGAGGCGGTTCTCGTAATATTGACACTGCCCATTCTGGTTTTGGCGTATGGAGTCTTTTCAGACGACGCACAGGCGATGGACAAGATAAAAATCTTCTTTGAGCATTTCCAGTCGCTCCCTACATGGTTCACAAATTTATGGATCCTTGTCGTAGCGTCAATTTATGGTATAAAGGGTACACAAATTTTCCGTAACGGAAAAAAATAAGGAGAAAAACTATGAGACAAAACAATGTAAGACCTGCAAGATTCAGATTTAACAAAGGTGGACGTGCAGGGGCAATGGGTGGTGGATCAATGTCTACTGCTAGAAAAGACATGGAGTCTGGTTACTACAAAGATGACATGGGTATGAGAGGCGGAGCTATGTATAAAAAAGGTGGTTCTGTTAAAAAGAAAAAAATGAAACAAGGTTACAAAGATAGAAAAGATGAATCTATTGCAATGAGAATTAAAAAGAAAAGAACTCCAAAGCAATTGAAAGCATCAAGAGATGAGTCTTATGGTAAGTTTGGTTCTAAAGCTAAAAAATCTGGAAAAATAAATAAGTAATGGCCAGATCTAAAAAAGCTATACAAAAACTTATTGCCTCTATGCAAGGCAAGAAAAAAAAGAAACAGGTAAAGAAACCTGCGCGTGTAGCTGCTTTAGAAGGTAGAAAATATTTTTCTAAAGGTTCTGGAGAAAGTTCCATGGTTAAAGAAGCTCAAAGGAATTATAATGGAAGCTATGTTTCAGGAGATTTAGGTGGTGTTAAAATAGGAAATAAATCTTACGCAAAATATTATTCTAATCCTGGATTTAAAATGGGGAAAATATAATGGCAAAACTCTGTCCTAAAGGAAAAGCAGCAGCAAAAAGAAAATTTAAAGTTTACCC